GCTGCGTTTGAGGCTGCTTCCGATAAAATCGAACTTGCCGCCAACTCCTGGCCCATTCTTCCAATTCAATGCCCGGCCAAGTAAACTATCGTCAGAGTATAATTCACCGCCACCCAAGAATTTATTATCAAATGTGGCTCCGGCTCGTCCTTGTTCCAAGGCACCCGGCAACCAAGATTTGAATTTATTCTTATAGCCTGACGCTCCAGCTTTCCATGCTTGCCAGCCCTGTTGCCAAGGAGGCAATGCTTCAAATCTATTTACCTCATCCCTGGCTAACGCTTTACCCTCTTGCTCAAACAAACTGAGGCGGGCCTTGCGTTTTTGTTCCGGAGACATATCAGACTCCGCAATTTTTTCCAGCTGCATCTGTCTGGAGCCCTCGCGAAGTTTTCTTTGTAGTTCTATATTTTTTTCTAATTCAACCTGTACAGCTTTGCTGACCTTCATCCATTCCTTGAAATTCTCAACAGCTTTTTCACCAGATTCTTTCAATGCGTATAGAGCCAATGCAACTCCACCCAGCTTTAATGCTCCAAGCCAGAAAGCCTTGCTGCCTAACCATTTAAGGGCTTTGCTGATGCCTGTAGCTGCGAGAATACTTCCCATGATACTGGGCTCGCCGTCATCACCCTCTTCATCAAATAATCCTTTGCTGCCAGTGCCACGGCGTTTAAGGGCTTTGAGAACCGCTTTGGTCCATTTTGCCCGGTGCGCCATTTTATCGAAGAAGTAGAATAAGGGTGCTGCTGCAGCCCGCAATTCATTATGCCCAGCTTTTCCTCTACGTGAGATCGGTATGCCAACATGACTAGCCATTGCTGTTTGCATTGGCGTTGCGTCTGCGACTGCCAACTTCTCTGTATAAGGAACTGCTGGCGTTTTTCTGGTGAGATAGGGTGTTGACCTGCCACCATCATAAGATTTTACTGCGGCCTCCTTGGATGTTCCTCGGTTTGCTATCCAGTTTAAAACACTGGATGCGCCTTTACCAACTGCTTGACCAGCCCGCATAGGTAATCTTGCTGCTCCTCTTGCGACTCTTCCACCAGCTTTAAGTCCGCCCCAAGCACCCTTTGCGCCGAGACCACCAAGTTTACTGCCCATCTTTGTAGCAGCAATTATCATTGGATATACCACACCAAATAATGGACCTAACAACGGAGCCGCAATCTGGGCTCCAGCATATGCTAAGGCACCTTGACGAGGAGTAAGACCAACTGCGTGCAGAGCTGTACCAATCATGCTGCGATCAATCATGCCTCCGCTTCGACCCGATGAACCTTTACCTTTTTTGGATTCCTTTTTAGCTCGCTCTTGTAAATCCGTGGCCAAACTCATAGCCTCTGGATTGATTCCCGTCATGTCAGAGGCATACTTCGCTGCCTCCAGCATCTCCTGATCTTTTGAATCGGTGGCCATTTTTATAGCCTTGGCATAACCCGATTCGATCGTTTCAAGTAATTCATTAAGTTCATCAACTTCTTTAAGCGTAGGTGTAGTTTGACCTTGGCCCATGAACACCCGGGGAATCAAAATCATGGCCCGCTGTATCAATCCGAGACTGCGATCCATATCTTTAATTTCGGCCGAGCCAGGTTTTTTAACCTGGTAGTATTCCTTGAGGGCCAAGTAGAATGGTTTGTAATCATGCCTTAGCATATCAGCAATAACATTCGCTTGTGGCCAATCTTTTTTACCTAGTGCCATTTTACTGCTCCTGATTTTTCATAGCATCCTCATGGGCTTTTTTTTCATCCCTTTTCTGTTTGACCAAACGATTGTAATACCATTCCAGATTTTTACTGGAAGTTATTAAACAATCGGTGGCGGACATTCCTAGGGAATAGATGAGGTGAAACTTACGTTCGTGGATATACTCAAGAGACGGTACATTCCTGAATAAAGTTGTCCAGTCGAAAGGGCACAAGCACTTCGCCGTCCTCCTCGCAATTTGGACAATGGTATGGTGCGATGTAATCTGGACCATGGGTGAAATCTTTATGGAACTGCCTTATTTTTGCCAGATATTTGGCGGGCAAACATTCAAGGGACAGAGCCCGCTCATATGCTGGCACTTCTTTATCAACCATAGCCAGGGCATAGGAATACAGATAGGGCGACTTGCCTTTTTCCGAAAAGTTGTAGACCTGAATTTCATCCAATAAAGTACCGAGACGGAGATGAGCTGTAGATGTTGGAAGTTCTATATCATATGGCTGTTTGAAATCTTCAGGTAGCTCTACGGAATTGATTTTGCCCAAATCAACAGTAACATCCACGGACTGATAACAATGCTGGCACGTTATAGTCAACGGATATTCGTTGGTGTAAGAATTGATTGCTTCCCAGAGAAGGATATAACTTACATCGCCAGATGTAAGAATCTTTGGATCGATGCCTTGTAGTACCGTGGTGAGCACTTCCAAAATCTTTTTTCGGGGATTGTTCAATGCCATTTCGGCGATGGCCTCTTCTTCTTTGCCGGTGAAAGTACATATGGCTACTTCGTCAGACTTGACTTTATCTCCATATGGCAAACAGCGTGAGGGTAGATGGATTGGTACATAGTTAACGCCCATTTTAAAAACTCCTATAAAAGAACAATATTAAAAGCCGGGACCACCAAATGGCTTGGCAAGATTCCTTACAGAACTACCAAAGTCATCTTTAAATGTGCTCAGTGCTTCGACTCCGTACTCTACCCAGTCGACTTTAAAATCGACATGGTATGTTACTGGTTTTTCAGATGAATAATCCAGCTCAAGTGCTGGAAATTTTGTTGGAAAGACTCCAGTCAATTTGATAACATTGACGGGCAAGCCCGACCTATCAAACAGAAAGACATACATATACTTTTTGTATTTGCTGGAAACGTTCCACCGGCCTTGAAAATCAAACATCAAGGATCGCCATTTCTCAAAGTAAAGCGTAATTATATCAGGTGTTGGCGCCACAAATATCATACGCACCGCTTCAATATCGAGTTTAGCGGGGAAGTGCTTTTTGAAGGCACCTCTCCGCAACTCGGAAATCTCAGAGACTGTGTATGGGGCAAGACTTACTGCTTGGCAATACTTTGCAACGGCCATACCTGGAATTATTGTGCCGGCCATATCTGGCAACATAATACTCCAGTTGTATGCTCGCTGAACTCCCCCTATACGGGGGAAGCCAGTGATTGTATCCATTACTTGACTAAGCATAAGACTTTCCTATTATACTGGTTCCCAACGATCGAAGCTGAACGTAATTGTGAACGTCATAGGTGTTTCAGATTCGTGATTCATTTCCACGCCGGACATTCTTTCAGCATAGGTGCCGACCAATTTAATACGCTTGGCGACAGACCCATCCTGATTGATCAAATGAATGTAGAAATCACGCTTGTAGCTCAAGGTACCAATACCCGTCTTGCTGCTGATGATGTCTTCCATCATGTTGTAGAATGTTTCCAAGATCGCTCTGTCTTCACCCTCGATGAAGGTGATGTCCAGGGCATGCGTGTACGTTATTTTACCGGGATACTTTACACCGCCTGTCTGCTTGAACGGAATCAGGATTGAACCAAAAGACCTTTCAGGCAATGCAGTGGTTTGAGCCCGGAGCAACAACGTTTCTGTGTCACCCTCAAGAGGGTTAGGCATAATCACTTCCCAGAGATACACTCTCGCCGGGTTGCTGAGATTATTCCTCAAACTGTCAATACTCATTTCAGTCATTGTTATACTTCTCCTTTTAGATTAGGCTCTCACCAACTACTTACAGCAATGCGCCGCGGCTTATCAGCTCTTCAAACGAAGCACCAGTAGTTGTTATAATCGTTTGCAGTTGGATAAATTCAGCTGCCCGTATAGGTTTGACAAATACATCAACGTGAAGCTCATTCCTGTCGATGATGGCAGGAGTGTTGTTGTTCTCATCACAAATAACCTGATAGCCACCGTCACCAACTTCAGTTTGGAAGCCGCCCTGTGCTGAGATCATTGCCAAATATTCATCAAGCATACCTGTAACTCGGTATCTTGTCAAGTCGTTGTTAGGCTCGAACAGGAAAGGTCTTAGCGAAATCGCCATTGCCTTTTCAATTGTGATCAGCAACCTACGGACGTTGACCCGGTCGAGTGCTGAATTCTTAGCCTGCAATGTCTTCTGGCCCCAAATGACCTTACCTTCGCCTCGGAAGGTTTGGATTGGATTAACGCCAGCTGCATAGAGCGTGTCACGACTACCCTGCGAGAATACTCGGGAGTTACCCAGAATATTCAGTACGCCTCGATTGAAGCCAGCGGGTGCAAACCATGGATACGCTACCGCATCATTGTAAGCATACTGCGCTGTGACATAGCCTGATGGAGGTACTTCGATAATACGATCGTTGTACGCATCGTTGATCTTGACCCACGGAACATATAGAGCTGCGTAGGAAGTATTTGCATTCAGCGTTACATTTCTGTAAGCTGTAATCAAAAGATCCGTTGCAACATCCGCATATGTAACATCGAGGACTGCAATACAATCCCGACGAGATTCGCAAATAGCAATCATTGCGGTCTGAATCTGAGCCAGCT